TAGCAGTGATTGACGCTGAGATTTTATTTGATATGATGGCAGGGTAAGATGAGTTACGCTAAAGATTTAATTGAGCAGTTTGACAGTTGGATTTCTATGGTAGAATTAGACTCCCGCAATCTTCGTGAAAAGAATGAACGCTTAGAAGCAGAGAATGAATACCTTAAGAAACAAGTTGATGTATTATTACAAGTGTTAGGAAGGGAAAATCGTGGAAATCAAGATTGATATAGATAACGACTTCTGTGATGAGATTGTTGCACACCGTCTCATTCAGACATCAAAGTCACTAAAGAAAGATATTAAACAAAAGAATTGGGGACAGGAAGATTTAGAGTCCTTTCAGAAAGTAGTTGATGCCCTAGAAGTTGTAGGTCCTTGGTTTGTGTACCAGTGGGAGAAAAAGACTAAATGAGAATTTTGTTGCTTGATATTGAAACATCTCCTAACATTGCTTATGTTTGGGGTTTGTACGACCAGAACATCGGCATTCATCAAATGATTGATTCGTCAAAAGTTCTTTGTTACGCTGCTAAATGGCTAGGTGACAAAGAAGTTGTGTTCGATTCTATTCACAAAACAAATCGTAAGAAGATGTTGAAAGGTATTCATGGACTTATCAATGAAGCAGATGGTATTGTTACTTATAATGGCAATAAGTTCGACCTACCTATTCTTAACAAGGAATTCTTACTTTGTGGTCTTAATCCACCACAACCTGCTAAGAAGATTGACTTACTTCGTACTGTTAGGAGCAACTTTAAGTTTACTTCTAACAAGCTAGACTATGTCTCACAACAACTAGGACTAGGTAAGAAAGAAGAACATGAAGGCTTCGACCTTTGGGTTAAGTGCATGGACAAAGATAATGCAGCTTGGGGTCGTATGGAAAAGTACAACATCCAAGATGTGGTGTTGCTAGAGAAGTTATACTATCGCTTACTGCCTTGGATTAAGAACTTACCTAATCATAACCTTGAAGCAGATGCACCAGTGTGTCCTTCATGCGGTAGCCAGCATTTACATAGAAGCGGTACAAGAAAGACTGTAACAGCCTTGTATCAGCGTTATAAGTGTAGTGATTGTGGTAGCTGGAGTCAGAGTTCTAAAGCTTTGTCTTCTTCAGTAGAAGTGAAAGGAATTACAGGATGAGCAAGTTTAAAGGAAATCCAGTAGCCATGCCTACGTTGCATGATTACTACAAGTCTATTGGCTGTGAAGACCAAGGCGATATAATGTCTCGTCAAGTTGGTGGAGACCACTACAAACGAGCCTGTCAGCCCTGGGAAATTATTGATGAATGGGAGTTGTGCTACTATTCAGGAAATGTGTTAAAATACCTGTTGCGTTACAAATATAAGAACGGTGTTGAAGACTTAGAAAAGGCTAAACACTATTTAGAGTATTTAATCAAGAAAGAGAAAGATGCCCTTACTACTGCACGAGATTAAAGAGCGTTTGACCGAGCTTGATGAAGTAACTTTGTTGGAGCTGTTGAACATCACAAGCGAAGACTTAGTAGAGTTGTTCTCTGATAGAATTGAAGAGAATGTTGATAAACTAGAAAAGGAAGTTAGATAAGAATGACACAATACACAATGAGTCCGTATAACAACTTTATCGCTAAATCGAGATACAGCCGCTATCTTGACGATAAAGGTCGTAGAGAGCACTGGAACGAAACCGTAGCACGATACTTTGATTTCATGGAGCAACATCTTAAAGACAAACAATCTTATGTCTTAACAAAAGAGCTTCGTGCAGAGTTAGAACAAGCAGTAAACAATTTAGAAGTCATGCCGTCTATGAGAGCTATTATGACTGCAGGACCAGCATTAGAGCGTCAGAATGTGGCAGCATTCAATTGCTCATACTTACCTATTGATGACCCTAAAGCTTTTGATGAAGCCATGTACATTCTCCTATGCGGAACTGGCGTAGGATTCTCAGTGGAGCAGCAGTATGTTTCTAAATTACCTGAAGTCCCAGAGCAGTTGTTTAATAGTCAGACTACTATTGTTGTGTCGGATTCTAAAGAAGGATGGGCAAAATCGCTTAGACAGCTACTTGCTCTTTTATATTCTGGTGAGATTCCAAGGTACGATGTATCCAAAGTTAGACCCGCTGGAACTAGACTTAAAACCTTTGGTGGAAGAGCGTCAGGACCTGGACCTTTGGAAGAGCTTTATAAGTTCTGTATCACCAAGTTCAAAGGGGCAACTGGTCGCCGCTTATCATCACTCGAATGCCATGATATTCTCTGCAAAATCGGGGAAGTTGTTGTTGTGGGTGGCGTACGACGCAGTGCTATGATTTCATTGTCTGACTTGTCTGATGACAAGATGGCTCATGCTAAAGCAGGTAACTGGTGGGATGGTCAAGGACAACGAGCATTGGCTAACAACTCTGCTGTCTACAAAGAGAAACCATACATCGGTCAGTTCATGCGTGAATGGACATCAATCTATGAATCACATTCAGGTGAGAGAGGAATCTTTAGTCGTGATGCGTCACAGAGACAAGCAGCCAAGAACGGTCGTAGGGACGATACTTATGATTTTGGTACAAATCCTTGTAGTGAGATTATTCTTCGTCCTTATCAGTTCTGTAATCTATCTAGCTGTATCGTTCGCAGCGATGATGATATGGATACTTTGGAGCGTAAGATTCGTATTGCAGCTATTCTTGGGACTTTCCAAGCAACGCTAACGAACTTCCCATACTTGCGTAAGATTTGGCAGAAGAACACTGAAGAAGAAGCACTACTAGGTGTATCAATGACAGGTATCCTAGACAATGCACTGTTGAATAACCCTGATGATGCTGATTTACCAGCTAGATTAGAGAGGTTGAGAGATGTCGCAGTTAATATTAATGCTGAGTTCGCTGATGCTGTCGGCATCAATCGTTCTGTGGCTGTTACAGCAATCAAACCAGAAGGTACGGTCAGTCAGTTATGCTCTACTGCAAGCGGCATTCACCCTCAACATAGCCAGTATTATATTCGTCGTGTCCGTGCTGATAATAAAGACCCATTGACACAGTTTATGATTCAGTCAGGCTTTGTTGCTGAACCATGTGTGATGAAACCTGACTCAACTACAGTGTTCTCATTCCCTGTGAAAGTAGCTGAAGGTGCATTGTTGCGTGAAGAGTTATCTGCGTTGCAACACTTGAAGTTGTGGTTGTTGTTCCAAAGACACTACTGCGAGCATAAGCCTTCAGTGACTATCTCTGTTAAAGAGAACGAGTGGATGGATGTTGGAGCATGGACATACAAACACTTTGATGAAGTTACTGGTGTGTCTTTCTTGCCGTATGACGGCGGTACTTACAAGCAGGCACCTTATGAAGAATGTACTGAAGAGCAATACAACCAGTTGAAGATGTTAGTACCTGATTCAGTAGACTGGGAGAACTTCAAAGAGTATGACGATAATGTTGAAGGTGCTCAGATGTTAAGTTGCACCGCTGGTGGATGTGCAATATAAGTTTCCTTGTGTAGTCTCCTTCCGAGACCTTTATGGCAGCCCTTCGGGGCTGTCTTTTTTGCTTCACTGATTTATAAGGATATTTTTAATTGTTTTTATGCAAATCCTCTTTTCAAAAGTGGAATTACACAACTATTAACTTATTCTTGCCAACTATAAAGTTATTACCGATAGGGCATAATGTATAGTATATTACACAAATACCGACAGAATGTTACTTATAGGTAATTACGACTCAAACATCTCTTTCTCGTGAGTTCTTCTCTTAACTAAGCCTGGCAATACTTTACCACCAGCTTTTGTCCATACTAAGAACTGTTCTGCTGCACCTTCAAATTCTTCTCTATTGACCTTCATACGAAGTGTGCTGTTCTGTAAGTTACCTAGACCGACATTGAAAGAGAACGACACCAAGGCATCAAACTGCCCCTGCGTTAGAGGGACTTTAATCAGCCGTAGGACTCCAGCTTCAAATCTAGCTAGGTCTTTACGAAGGATGTCGTCAATCTCTTCGCTACTCAGAACCCTATCCCAACCTGCAGGAATAGGTAGTGCCTTTCTATCAGCTATTGGTACTTTAGCGTGATTAGGGTCAATAACATGACCGACCCCAACCGTCCAAAGCAAGGCAGGGCATTGGTAAGGCTTGTTACGAACACCCTCATCTTGCTTAATCTGCTGTATGCACTTTTGACTTACTTTCATTTCTTCTGCCAACCTCTTGAACCAAACCAGTAGCCAATGATAGCACCAAGCATAGCCATCTCATCTTCACTGAATATCATGTCAGTTGCTGCAAGGAAGTCATCAATGTTTGTAATCAAAGTACCGTGAGTGAACAAATACCAACCGATACCGATATTGATAATGAACAACTCAGCTACGAACAAGTAAGTAACTATAGGACGAACAGTAGCAACGAATGTTGAAGCCCAAGGAGCAGCTTTCTCAAGAACTTTAGCATCGTGAGCGTAAGCAGCCTTAGTCATCTCTGCATCAGTCTGCATCATTACTTGGTCTGTGCGGATTTCTTCTACCTTGGCTTGAGCAAGGAAGCCCTTTTCCATCATCTGTAGTTCTCTGTCAGTCTGCATCTGAGCTAGTTCTAACTCATGCTTCTTGTCAGACTTGTCTTGGAAGAACCCTAATAGACTAGGTAAACCTGATACTAGTAGACCACCTAGTGTTGAAATTAATGAAAACATACTTACTCCTTGTTAGCTAATGGGTTATCTAGTGCTCGTTTAATCTTTGTGTCTACTTCTCTACGCATCTCTCGTAAGTCTTTATCAACATCACGAGACAGCTGCTTGCCATCTCGTTCTACTTGTTCGACAACCTTCTCAAGTCTACGAACATCGTTCTTGATGTCATTCTTAATATCTCTGGTGTAGTCATTGACTTTAGCTGTTGATTCTTCCATCAATGCAAGCTTCTTGTCGTACTCTGTAAAGTCAGGACTAACATAGTTCTTGATAGCACTACGCATAGACATATAGTCATTGTAGAACTCAAAAGCACCCCAGAATGCACCACCAACAACAGGTGCAATAGTGATAAGCATCACCATCAATTTGTTAGTTAGCTTAAAACTAAAACCAGCTACACTAATCTCTTTTTCTGTATTGCTCATTTATCATTTCCTCATGTTTTATTTGACTGTTCATTAGCAAGTGATACATTGCTTTATTATTATCTGTTATAGGCTTCTTAACCATCTGCTGATACGCTAAGTCCAGTATTATTGGAGCTTTGTACTCGTGTACAGGTTGCGGTATAGTCTGCGTAGGAATCTCACCTTTAGCAGTTGTAGTTTGTCTAGGAGCTTGCTTAGGCTCTGACTTCTTTTCTGTCTTTGGCTCTGCTTGAGGAGCGTTGGACTGTACGGTATTTGACTGCGTATTCGTGGCATGAGTTGTAGGTCTAGTAATTACTTCGTTGACAACTTGGTCAGACACGACAGGAGTTTCAACAGCAACTGTGCCTGTTGTACTGACTTGCAGTACTGGTGCTGAAACAACTGTCCTTGGTGCTGGTACAATGTTAGCAAGTGCGTAAGCTTCGTTGTATCCAGGACATCTTCTGTCATACAACGCACTATTGCTGCATTGTTGATTGAAATAAGCTTCAGCATATCCTGTGCAACTTGTGGCATATAAAGCATTCTGTGTGCATTGCTGATTAAAATAGGTAGCTTCGTAGCCAGGACAAGAGACATCATATAGACTGTTAAGGCTACATTGTTGCTCATAATAGGCTACCTGATAGCCACTACAACTTGAGTCATACAATGGACTAAGCGTACACTGTTGAGCTAAGTAAGCCTGTGCATATCCTGGACAACTGATACTTGACAGAGGGTCTGAAAGACACCTATCTCCAGTATTTTGTGTAATATACGACACAATTTCATTGCTAGTAAACCCTGGACCATGATAGTATTGAGTAAACTCACCGACCGAGGTATCCCCAGTCATCCCAATGGTAATAGGTCTACCAGGACTGATGTTTACTTTCTCATAGTGCATACCGATGTAGCCACTAGGTTTAATCTCAACACCAAAGGTGTTTAAGTTCTGTGGAGCACCAAACTCACTGATGTTTTCCCACTTGTATCTCTGATACTGAGGTGTTCCTTCAGTTAAGAACCTGCCACTATAGTTAAGCAAGTCTGTCTGTAACGGCATGATAGCGAAATCAAACGGACTACCAGTAGAAGTTCTTAAGTCAAACCCTGTACAACACCAACTATTTGTCGGATTGAGGAAACCAACAACACCGTTACTGAACATAAAAGATTCAGTAAACACACGACCGTGATAAGGGAATGCAAACTGAAGTGGAACTCTAACATAGCCATCATCACTTATGTGGTGCTGTATTACCTGTGCGTTTATACCTATAGGCTGAAAAAGGCATAGGCAGATTATACCTATGAGTATCTTTTTCATTTTATCTTTGGTCTGTCAGGAATTAACTTAGGATTAGCTAACCAATATTCCTTAGCTTCCTTACCTACAAATCCTTCAATTGGACAGTATGTACCAGCGTCCCACATACCCCACCAGTTATTAGCATCTTGACACATCACAGACACAGCAGCAGTCTTCATCTGCATATTGAACAGTGACTCAGCCTTGATAATCATCTCACAGTTCTTGTCTGTGATTGTTGTACCCATTGAGATACCGAAGATTTGTGTCTGCACTGCAGCAGCCACCCCGCTACTACACATCTTGTTATTGATGGTTGTAATAGACGGTGAGATAGCTGACGGAGGAGGAGACTTTACTGTTGTCTCTGACTTACTGGTTGAATCAGTGATAATTGGTTGAGCCTGTACAGGTACATAGCTTAGACAAACAATCACCAACCCAACCCAAAGGTATAGTAGAGTCTTCATTACTGTTCCTGCTGTTGTTCTAGTTCTTGAATACGACGACGCACTGCATCTAAATCACCTGAAGGCTGTGTTGTCTCTGGAAGCTGCTCACGAGCTGTCGGAACTGCACCAGCAGCTGAGTACTTGCCTAAGAAATTTAAAGTGTCCGCATATGTCTGTGGTAAAGGCTTGTTTGTTACCTTTTGGTCAGCTAAGTATCGTAACATTGACTGTCCTTGCGGATTGGTCATCATCCAAGCTAACTTTTCAGCACTGTTAGCAGAACCAGACACCATGTTTAAACTGTCTTGAATAGCCGCTACAGCTTTACCAACTGTCCAGCCCCCACCTACAGCAGCTGCTTCAGTTGTAGTACCTTGTAATTGACTCTGTAAAGATTCTGAAGGACCAGCAGGTTTCTTAGTGATTGACTCTAAGTCACGAACCAATACTTTTACCTTAGCCTTTTCAGCTGGTGTTTTAAACAAGAAGTCATTTAACCCTAAAGCACCTATTTCTGACTTTTGATTTGTAATGTCTTTTAGGTTAGACAACAATTTATTTGTATCTCCTTTAGCGTCGTCTAATACTTGTTGCATTGTACGGTTACGCAACGAAGAAACAATATCTGGTCTGTTAGAATCTAGTAAGTTAAGCATTACAACACGCTCTGTTGGAGTTGCTTGTGTTAAATACTGAACTGTCTCAGTAGGGTCTAAAGCAGAAGGATTGTCTTTCATAAACTTCTTAATGAACGGAGTTTCTGCGTAGCTGTCTAACTGCTTAAGACCGTCTTTAAAATCATCACGAGCTTTTGCAAGTTCTTTAGCACCACGCACATTGCCTTGCACAGCTGTGTCTAGGTCATCTCTAAAACCATTTAGGACTTTACGAGCAATGCCCTTTACAGTGCCAGGAGCTACCCCTTTAAACACATTGTCTGTACCACCAGGCATTGAGAACTCGCCTGTTTTAGCAGCTTTACCCCATGACTCTAAGTTCTTTTGAAGTTCAGCAATTGTAAGTTTTTGTGCTTGTTCAGGAACAACATAAGCTGGTTTACCATCAGCACCAAGAACAAGAGAAGGCTCTGCTTGTTTAGACATTTGATTCTTTAAATCTTTTAGTTTATCAGCTACCTGTCTTAATTCAATAGGCATACCTTCTGCTGAATAGTAAGATATTTGGTCGTCTAGTGTTTTATTTAAACCATCAGTTCCAAATATTCTATCTTGACCAGCTGCTTTCTCTGCTGCTGAGAAGTTCACTCTGTTCTGTGCTCTAAACTTATTAACAATACGATTGTTCTGATAATTAACAGCGTCAATCACACCTTTGTTAATATCGGTTGCTGTTAGATTTGGATTGCTACTAAACTTTTGAATTCGTGATGCAAAGTCTTCAGCTGAACTAGCTTGAGCAAGCCCAAAGCGTTGAAATACAGGAGCACCGCCTTCTGATTTAGCGACATCAGCCTCTGTTCTTAGCAATCTTTCAGAGCCTGAGCGTTGTCCGCCAGTCATTGGAATACCTGTTTCTGTTGATACAGATGGTTTTGCTGTTGATGGTACATTTCTTCTGATTGCACCAGCAGCACCTGTAAATAAACCAGGAAGAACACCTACAAGCATTTGACCTGTTGATGATTCAGGAAACAAACCTTTAGCAGCTAAGTTTGATAAACCACCAATTAAACCAGCAGTACCAACAGCCACTGTACCGACTATAGGACCTCCAAAATAAGCTGGTGTTGCTAACGCTGCTGCAGGGGCTGCTCCTTCTGTAAAGCGATAAACCGCTTGTTCAATGCCTGACTTAGGTTCATTAGCTATTTGAAAAGCATCACGCATTCCTTGAGTAGGAGAACCCCCAAGTGAAATATCCGTTCCTGGTATTGTAGGAGCACCTGTACCTGCTGCTTGTAAAGGAATAGAAGCTACTTCAGGAACAAACCCAAGTAAATTGGTAGCACCGCTTGCTGCACCAGAAAAAGCAGCTTTACCACTATCTACGAGTGCATCAACTGTACTACGACCTTCACGACGAGCTATCTCAGCTCTTACTGCGTCTAAATCAGTTGCCATTTAGTTAGTCCTTATCTTTTCTTTTCTGTTAACTTCTTTTCAAGAGCTTTTAAGTCTTCAAGTGATAAATTAGCTAGGGGGTCTGACGCAACTGGTGACTGCGGTAATGGTCTATCGTAGCCAGCAAAAGAACCTTTATTCTTTCTATAATAGTCAATACCTGCTTTAGCATCATTAAGATTCTTTTTCTGAATCGTAAGCATATCATTAATAAAGGTTTCAGCAACTTGAGGCTGCATAGAACCTTTAGCAAACCTATCCAAAGAAGCTTGGAAGTCCCTGTCTGTTGGGTTGACACCTAGTTGTTTAGCCACAGCAGAGGCAAGTTCAATTCTGTTTGCATTAAATTTATCAGTATTTGATAATAAATCAATAGTGTTTTTATCTTTGATTCCTAGTGAAGCTAAGGAGTTAGAGAACACAGCTCTTGCATCGTTAAACTGACCTTGAATCATGCCTTGTTTAACTGATTTTAACTGCTCTTCTAGACGAGGAATTGTTTTCTCAGCAGAGTCTCTTAGTTTAACTAGATTCTTAGCATCTTCCTTATCAATATCCAAGACATTCTTATCTCCTGCATCAACTTTAATATTGGTTTTAGAACTAAACCGACTATAAGGCTCTCCAATGTAATTAATAATTCTGCCGTCTTTATCAACAGCAGCTTTAATAACAAGCTCTGGATTACCAGGAATACCAATCTCTTTAATCTCACGACCGAGAATACGAGTTTCTTCTGCTGTCTTATTTTGGTCTAATAATGCTTTAGCCATTTGGTCAGCTTTTGTTGCTGCTTGCATTGCAAAATCTGTATAACCTTTTTCAGCTAAACTACGAGCAAAAGCTCTTAATCCTGGTGCGGAACTGGTATCAAACTGACTACGCATAGCCTGTACATCACGAATCATTGCTAACTGAGGGTCTTCAACACCAAGTAAACCCTGTGTTGCACGACCTAAGCCAGTACCAGCTTCCATAGCATAATAACCTGCTAGTTGTCCTGGTGTTAGTTGAGCTGCTGTTAGATTATCAGCAGAGCTTTGACGAGCTACTCCTCGCTGATACATCTCAGGAGTCATTCCAAATAAAGAACCTACAATATCTTTTTCAGCCATCATTATTCCTTAATCATACCAACTTGTTGAACCAGCCGCAGGGTCGTAACTTCCGCTATAGTTTACAGCAGGGTTAAATGCTGAACTAGAACCAGCTAAATTACCTGTAGTACCATAGTTTGGACCGCCACCTAACATACTATTAAACCAACTAGAAGCTGTCGGTGTTCCTGAACCAATCTGTCTACCGAAAGAACCTAACAAAGCTGCTGTAGGGTCTGTAATACCAGCTAGTGTTTTACCAGCATAGATACTTCCTGTATTTAACAAGTTACCAGCAGCAGCACCTGCGGTGGCTTGACGACCACCTAAAGCAGAACCAAGCTCTAATGATTGCTGTCCTAAACCTTCTACAGTACCTGCAGTACCTAGTTGAGTTTGTAGTGGGCTGTAGTAGCTAGACAACAACTGAGGAACTGTTGCACCAAGCTGACCGCCAGTACCAAACAAACCAGCACCGAAAGTAATGTTTTGTTTAGAGGCTTGGTCTGCATTAGCAGCCAATGTTAAGTCTTGGTTAGCAAT